AGCTCCATCTACTCATTATGCTGTAATGGAGGGAGATGAGAAGTTCTGCTGTCCTGAATGCACTAACTATAATGTGAGGCATAATAAACAGGTAGTGACTGCAGCAGGGACTATCCACTATTGGATGCTGTGTAATGATTGCAGAAAGCACTATAAAATAAATAATAAAACTTACACAGAATTTTTGAAATTCAAATATAAACATTAGCTTTGCATAGTTCCATAGTGTAGAAAGCAGTTGTAAGCTCCCCAGCACGCAGCTGCTTTTTTTTTGTGTAAGATATGCTTTACATAATAGGCATAATTCCGATTATCATGTAATTACAAAGTAATACTTTAGATTTGTCCTCGCAAATTGCGACCTCAGTTATATGTTTTACCTTTACTCTACTACATTATTAAGTAGAAATTACCTTTATTATATGTTTTACCTTATTTAGAATGAATATAAATTACTCTTTTTTATTGCAGTTATAAAACTTTATACTATATTTGGCGTATAGTTATCAACAATTAAAACTTTTACACATGGACAATAATAAAATTATGACAATTATTTTAGCTGAGGAGGCATCACTGTATGACCAGGCTGTAGAGCTGAGAGATGCTTTTGGCAATGAAGATCCTGCTACTAAACGAGCTTACTCTCAATGGGTAGTTATTATTAACCTAATAGATAGAATCAATGAAGAGACTAATTAATTATTTTACTCCTGTAGGAGCTGAAGAGAAAGCATTTGCTATAGCTATGCTTATTGTTACAACTGTAACATTATCAATCTTATTTTTATTCACTTTCTTAGAACTTATATTATGAATTTTATAAACCTATTCAAAAGAGACAATACTTATTTTTCTAATTGGACTACTAGCTATGATAGTGATGTATACATAGCAGGTACTATTGAGCCATTTACCTACAATGCATCAGAGACTGATGACGAATACTTATCTATGTATGTTCTAGATGAGGTAGAACTTAACCTACTTAAATCTAAGCTATGACAATTAACGCAATTATAAAGTTTTGGACTAGCAGGAGAACAGCAGAAGAGATACGAGGTGGATTTAATCTGCCTCTTTACCTCAGGTATTTACAAGTCATAAACAATAAAAGCAATGACTGAGTTCACACAGCTAGCTATTGAGGTCCAGGATGCTATAGCTAATGGTGATTATACTCACCAAAAATACCTGAGATTCAGAGAGTGGTACTTTCAGAATTATGAGGGTAGTAAAAGAAATGCTAACAGAGATTTTGCAATGTTTGACTTAATGTATGGCTTAGATGTGCCGATTAAAAATGATGACAATGAAGATATATAAAGTAGTGTATAAGACCTTTGACTATTGGAATGGTCCTGTAAAGTTAGTGACTAGGATAGTGGAGGCATATGATGCTGATCATGTTAAGCAGCTCATACAAAAGAATGATGACTTAATTCTATTAATTGAAGAGGTATGAATGATATCATAAGAGAAAGGTATCCATTTGAGCCTACTAAGAAGATAGCAGATGACTTAGGATTATCAGAGTCATCAGTTTATAATAGAGCTTTTGCTATGGGTATTAAGAAAGATCCTGTTTATCTTCGGTCTACACAATTCCCTCCAGGATATCTAGGTGGTAAAGCTACTCAATTTAAGAAAGGTAGTGTACCTGCTAACAAAGGACAAAAAATGTCCACAAAAGTATATGAGAAAGTGGCTAAGACTATGTTTAAGAAAGGCACTGTACCTCCTAACACTCAGCCTATAGGTACTATCCATCAGAGAAAGGATACAGGAGGTAAGATGTATCAGTATATTAAGCTAGCAGATTGTAAGTGGCAGCTGCTGAACAGATATACTTGGGAGATGCACAATGGACCAATTCCTAAAGGGATGGTAGTAGTGTATAAGGATGGTAATTATCTGAATAATGATATTGATAATCTGCTAATGATAACTAAGAAAGAAAATATGGCTAGAAATACCATACAAAGATTGCCTAAAGAATTACAACAGGTAATGAGATTAAAATGTAAACTAATAAAAAAAATAAATAACAATGGCACACAACAAACTAAGTGATTTAAGAGATCACATCTTCATGGCACTTGAAAGACTAAGTGATGAAACATTAACAACAGACCAGGTAAATGTAGAGGTGGATAAAGCTAAGGCAATATCTCAGCTTGCAGGAACTCTAATTCAATCTGCTAAAGTAGAGATAGATTTCATTAATGCTACAGGTGTAATGGAGTCTCAGTCTGATCTATTTAAGTCAGTAACACAAAACAAGTTATTATGACAGCAGTACAACAGGTGTTTAGTGACTTAGAGAAGTTACAGCCTCATCTATTCAATATGCACTCAGTAGAGGGTAGAGAATTTGTCAAGCACTTTCATAAGTATTTGGAGGAAGAGACTAATCAAATGAAATATTTTTATAATCTAGGTCAAATCTATAATGGATGTCCTCATGAATTTGAACAGTACTATAATAAATCCTTTAAAAACTCAGAGCAATGAAAGAAATAGATTTTTTAATAGGACAGATTGCAAAGTATCAGCTAGATACCAACTCTAGAAATAGATCCTATGTCTATAAGAGATACTATGTAATGTACAGGCTGAATAAATGTAAAGTATCACTTACTCAAATAGGTAAGATGCTAAATAGACATCATGCTACTGTTATACATGGCATCAGAATGCACAGGAGATGGTCTAGGCAGCTAGATAGAGTATATTTGCATGAGGTTGAGCCATTAGTTCAGACTGCTCTTAATAATAATTATGAGGATAAATACAAAGTTTCGGCAGTAGAGAACTTAAACTACATCAATGTAAAGATACAGATGCCCTGGACTCATGATAAGGTCTATCAATTTAAAGAATATATGACAGCTAAAGAATTAGCTGAAATAATTTAAAGCTCTTCGGAGCTTTTTTTGTGCAATGTTAAAATGGTCCTTACAACTTTGCACAAAAGTTTGCACATAAAATAGAATTGATTATCAGTATTTTAGATTGATTTGTGCAAAGTTTTGAGAAAAAGCCCCTACCCTATATATACTATAAGACCAGGATGAAAAAAAAAAAGTAAAAAAAAAGACCAACTTTGCACAAAGTCTTGGTACTGCTAACTTTTGGGTGTGCAAAGTCTGTGCAAAGTTGTATGTTGATAAAAAAAGATTGCACACTTTGTAAAGTATTAATAATTATTATTACATTTGTAAAAATTGAACAGCCAAATGACAAAGACTTTAATCTTAGAGAGTATAAATCCCCCTATCAACTTGGCTGTTCGCTTAGGGGGACTCTCTTTTTTATATAAATTATGAATCTAATAGATGTAGCTAATGAATTAATAGCAGAGGGATTGAATCCTCTACCACTTTGGAACAGCAAAGCTCCAATGCTTGAGGCAGGTCATAACTTTCTCTATGAAACTATTACAGATGTAGATAGTAGATTCTTAAAAGCTGAGAAAATAGGGATAGCCTGTGGATTAGTTAGTGATTTTTATTGCATTGACTTTGACTGCCATAATGGTGAGCCTATTAAAGATACATTTGATGACTTTATTAGTGTGCCATCTATTAAGATGCTGATTAAAGATGGAATGCTATCCTGTTACACTACAGCAGGAGGTGGATATCATGTTTACTTTAGATCAAAAGAGAAGTTTAATGGTAGAGTATTTGCTAAATATCCTACAGGAGCTACAATGGTAGAGATGAGAGGCAATGGTCAGTACTGTGCCTGCTATCCATCTAGTGGATATAGTCATATCGGTGGTGAGGAGTACATAAAGCTGAGCTATTTTGATGATGATATTAATAATGTCTTTGATTTAATCACATCTTACAATCAGCATCATACTATTAGTCTACCTCACAAAGATACATCTGATAGAAAGTGGGCAGAGACCTGGAAAGATACTACTCCTGATGGTAAATATAACCTTGAGAATGGAGAAGAGGCTAAGGAGCTGCTTAAGGGGATAGGATGGCAGTTCTGCAATAAGAGAAAGGATGGCTCAGAGTATTGGACTAGACCTAACAAAGATATAAAAGATGGATTCTCTGCTACTTTTGGCTTTCAAAATAATATGTTTTATATATTTAGTGAAGATGGAGGAGCTATAAAGCCATTTGAATCTAAGCAATCTTATTCACCATTTAATATCTATACTTTAGTAAAGCATAATGGAGATTGGAATGCTGCTAAAGAGGCATTGAAAAAGAAGTTTAAGATGGTAGATGATGACTTTTGGTCCACTACTCAGAATGGAGCTTATAATCTTAACAACTTTAAGTTCAAAACTTTCTTAGATAACAATGATTTCTTTAAGCATTCCCCTGAGAAAAATGGCACATTTCAAATGATTAAAAAAGAGGGTATATTTTTAAATGAGGTATATGAGAAAGATATAAAAGACTTTGTATTAGATTACATCACATCTAATGATAAGCCTGAGGGAGTTTATAACCTGATGAGTGGCAATCTTAAGTTCTTTAAGAGAGAATTTTTAGGGATATTGACTAGTAAGAATGTAAGCCTATTAAAAGATGACAAAGATAGTGCATATCTATTCTATACTAATTGCATAGTAAAGGTATCTAAAGATAAAAAAGAGGTACTATCTTATGCTGATATGGATCTATCTATTTGGAGAGACCAGGTCATCAATAGAGACTTTAAGAAAACAGATCACCACAAGTCAGAATTTAGAACTTTCATTTGGAACATAGCAGGTAAAGATAAAAGTAAGTACAAAGCATTTCAGACTGTAATTGGATACCTCCTACACAGCTATAAAGATAGAAGTAATAACAAAGCTATTATCTTTAATGATGAGGCTATCTCTGATGTGCCTAATGGTAGAAGTGGAAAGGGATTGTTTTGGAATGCAATGGGGCATCTTAAAAAAGTGCAGAGCTTAGATGGTAAGCTGTTTGACTTTCAAAATAAATTCCCTTACCAAAATGTATCTACTGATTGTCAGATATTAGTATTTGATGATGTTAAAAAGAAATTCAACTTTGAGAGCTTATTTAGTGTGATTACTGAGGGTATTACTATTGAATACAAAGGTAAGGATTCTATTAAACTAGATGTAACTAACAGCCCTAAGATTATTATAACTACTAACTATACTATCTCAGGCAATGGTGCATCTTTCAATGCTAGAAAGTATGAGGTAGAGATGGCTAAGACATTCAATGATAAATTTACTCCTGTAGATCTATTTGGTCATGAGCTGTTCGTTGATTGGGATGATGACCAATGGGCAGCCTTTGACAATTACTGCCAGGAATGCATACAAATATATCTTAATATAGGTCTTATAGAGATGCCTACTATCAATCTAAACTTTAGAAAGATACTAGATGAGATAAGCAGTGAGATGTACTATTTCTTTGAGGATCTAAAAGAGGATACTTATTACTCAGTGAAAGAACAGTTATACGATTCATTCTGTAATGCATTTCCTGATAAAAAGAACTATATAACACAGAACAGCATCACAATTAACTTTAAAAAGTACTGCGAATATAAAGGATATATCTGCTCTACCAATAGGAATGGAGGCAGTACTAGATTGTCATTTGTACAGGAGGTAAAAGAGCTAGATATATGGGATGAGTTAACAATTAAAGCAATGAATATATGACAAAAGAATTAGCAAGGGATATTTTATACAATTACCTACAAGAAAAAATAGAAAACAAATCAGAGCTTCCAATATGGGATGAGAGAATTACAACTACCTATGAAGATAATGTTTTAGCAACTTGGACATTTAGAGGAATAGTAAAATTTTTGTATAACTTAGAAGATAAACGATGAACAAAGAAAACAAAACACTTTTAAAAGCCCTAGAGATAAACTACCTCACCCTAAAGCACCCTACCATGCCATACATTACAGCATCTGATTGGAATGATAACTCAGCCAATGCTCTGACTAAATGTATCATTCACTTTCTAACCTATTCAGGCTACCAAGCTGAAAGAATTAATACAATGGGTGTATATAGAGAGGGTAAAAAGATACAGGTAGGTGAGAATAGTAGACAGCTCAAAGGCACATGGACTCCTAGCACCTCCACTAAAGGCTCAGCTGATATATCTGCTACCATTAGAGGTAGATCTGTTAAGATTGAGGTGAAATATGGTAAGGATAAGCAGTCAGAAGTGCAGAAGAGGTATCAGGAAAGCATAGAGCAGGCAGGAGGTACATACTTTATTGCTAGAAATTTTGATGAATTTATGATTTTTTATTGTAATTTCCTTGCAGATATAAAATAATTAACTATCTTTACAGAAATAATTTAAATTTATACACATGGAAACCAAAACAAAAGCTGTAACACCAGCACCTGTACTAACTCTGCACCAAAAGCTACACAAAGCTAAGCAGTCAATCGGCAAAGTAGCTAAGAATGCTACCAATCCCCACTTTAAAAAGTCATACTCTGACATTAATGCTATTACTGAGGCAGTAGAGCCTATCTTATTAGAGAATGGTCTACTATTATTACAGCCTATTCAAGGCAATTCAGTATGTACTCAGATTATTTGCATAGATTCTAATGAGTCAATAGAGTCATGCATGGAATTACCTGCAGGACTTAATCCACAGCAAGTAGGATCTGCCGTGACTTACTTTCGTAGGTACTGTTTGTCTAGTCTTTTGTGTTTGCAATCTTTAGATGACGATGCTAACATGGCTAGTGTACCTGTTAAGGCAGCTAAGCCTGGACTATCTAAGGAGAGATTTGAGGAGGCACTTGTATCTATTCAAGATGGTAAGTTTACTATACCTAAGCTAAGAGAGACCTTTGAGCTTACAGATTTACAGAATAAAGCACTTATGTTACTATGAAATGGCATCCATCATCACTAGGAAAACTAATGATAGAATCTCGGACTAAGTCTGAGGTGCTATCTGAAACTACTAAGACCTACATTAGAGCTGTAGCTAAGCAAGATTTCTACGGTTACAATGTAGATCTGAATAATAAGTACATTAATAAGGGCAATCTACAGGAGAATGATTCTATAGCTCTATTCAACTCGGTAATGTTTAGCAACTACTCTAAAAACACTGAGAGACTAAACAACGAATGGCTCACAGGAGAGGCTGATATCGTAGCAGATGACCAAATCATAGACATAAAGACATCCTGGTCCTTAGAGACGTTCCCTGCTACCTCAGAAGAGGGTATAAATAAACTGTACGAATGGCAACTTAGAGCTTACATGATGTTATATAATAAGAACTATGCTACTCTATGCTATTGCATGGTCTCTACTCATCCATCACTACTGAATGAATGGGAGAACTTATCACTGCATCAGGTAGATCATATAGCTCCTGAGAAGAGAATCACTACTCTACTCTTTACTAGAGACCTAGAGCTTGAGGAGGAGATAAAGGTAAGACTGCATTACTGCACTGAGTACTATGTTAAGTATATTAATCAATTAAATAATAAATAAGATGAGAGAACAATTTAAAGAGGCTGCTATGATAGCAGCTATGCAAGCATTAATCAGTAACAATCCTGGCATCAGTGCTAAGTTCGCTGCTAAGAAAGCTCAGGAGTATGCTATAGAGCTAACTTTAGTACAGTATGGTGAGATAGTATTTCCTGAGGATGATATAGATCCATTTACTGAGCAGGTAGTATGAAAGAAAAAACACTAGCAATTATCCTGGCACTAGTAGTGTATGGATTGATAATAATAGGTATGTATAATTTAATAACAACTATAATATGAATGAGTACAAAGTAAAAGGACTTATCAAAGTGATAGGTGATACCGTACAGGTGACTGAGAAGTTCTCTAAGAGAGAAGTAGTAATAACAGTAGAGGATGGCAAATATCCTCAATACATCACCCTACAGGCTAATGGAGATAAAACAGCTCTACTAGATGGCTGTAGAGTAGGTGAAGAGGTGGAGGCATCATTCAATCTGAGAGGTAGAGAATGGCAGGATAAGCATTTCAACTCACTAGAGTTATGGAAGATTGAGCTATCAACTCTTACTCCTCCTGCAGCTGCAACAGCTCCTGCTCATGTACCTGATAATCCTGGTGATGATCTCCCTTTCTAAAGGGCAGAGCATAAAGGACTTTATGATTAAAGAGACTAAGTCTAAGCTCACCCAAAGATATAAGCTCAGTCATTATGCTGAGGATATCGGAGTCTCTTATTGCTCCATTTGGAGATTCACCAATGGTAAGGCTGTGAATGAGCAGTTTTATCTCAAATGGTGGAAAAATTATCTAAATAATTAATAACTTTATGGCAGTCTTATGGCTGCCTTTGTTATTTTTGGCAAATGAATATACTAACCTACATTGCAGTATCATGGTTTTTAGTAAACTTTGAGCCATTACAGCTACTGATTGACTCAATCTTTAGGAAAATTAGGTTTAGCAATCTAGCAATCTATCTACATTCATCTGCTAGCTGTATCAAATGCGTATCTTTTTGGCTAACATTAATCTGTACCTGGTCTTTTGTTCAGGCAACTATTGTGGCTCTTTTATCGTTTATACTACACGAATGTTTACAGAAGCTGAGCAAGTAATAATAGAACAGGTATTTAATCTGCCTGAGATAGAACAGTCTTATAAGATTAACTTATTAAAACTCAAGCCTATTAAAGTAAGACTGACAAATACTCCTGACAAAGAATGTTTTTGTGGTAGTGTGAGGAGAAAGATATGGCTAAAGGATTTCAAGCAATGGTATGAGACCTATACTTGATAACTACATATCAGCTCACTACAAAGAGATAAGGAAATATACTAACTATTTTCTAGTAAGAATGAAGTCTAGTATTTCAGCTGATGCTGTAATAAATAACTCTTTTTTATATTTATGTAATATAGATATAGAGGTGACTGATCCAGGTAAGGTGAAAGCATATCTATTGAACACTATTAAGATGCAGATCCTATGGTCTACATCACTAACTAATAGGCAAGAGAGAGTGACAGCTACTGATAGTACTATGCCAATAGTGATGGATGATGATACTGATCTATGGGATAAGATTAGAGATGATATGCAGTATCAGAACAACATGGCAGTGATAGAGACTTATAGAGGGAGGATTACAGATAGAATTAAGCTGATAGTGTTTCAATGTTACTTTGATAAAGGATACAGTACAGCTAGAGCAATGGCAGAATACTTTAAGATACCTGTTACATCTGCTCACTATTGGATACAAGAGATTAAAAATGATTTAAAACAACTAAGAGATGAAAATTAAAGATGAGTACATTGGAGCTAAGATCTCCCACAAAGGTAACAGGATTACTTTAGATGCTAATAGATATGAATACTTTGTATCTATAGGTCTAGGCTATATGTTTGAAGAGCCAACAGTATCTGAGCCTAAAGTAATTAAGTATAAAGCAGTCAAAGGACCAATACCTACTCCTGTAGTAGATGAGCCTACTGTAGAATCTGAGGAGGATGGCACAGAAGCAGAGTAGTGTATCATTCTGCAGAAAGCCTAAGGTAAAGAGACCAGGTGTTCATGCTAAGAGTAAGACCTCTAAGCTGAAGTCAAGTAAAAATTATAAGAAACTTTATACACGACAAGGATAATGCTAGATAAGTATTTATTATCAATAAAGGATATTTCATTTGATTATGATGATACATTAAGTACTAAAAAAGGATATGACCTTGCACAATCATTGATTAATCAAGGAGCTACTTTGTATGTTATTTCAGCTAGAAATAATAAAGATGAAATGTTAAAAAGAGCAAAGGAATTAAATATACCTGCAAGTAGGGTATATGCAACAGGAAGCAATAAGGCAAAAATAGAGAAGATAAAAGAATTAGGTATAAACAAGCACTACGATAATAATCCTGATATTATAAAAGAATTAGGATCTATTGGAGTTTTATTTAAAAATTAAGACAATGGGTAGAACAAAATTAATAGAGACTCCTGAGAAGCTCATGGAGATATTTGAGGAGTATAGAGCTTATACTCTAGCTAATCCTAGACATAAATGGGTGCTATCACAAAAGACTGCAGAGATGGTGGCAGAGCCTTTGAGAGTACCTTTGACATTAGATGGCTTTCAAGTATTCTGCTATAATAACTACTCAGATGTTCACCATTATTTAGATAATACTGATAATAGATATTCTGACTATGGGACAGTCTGTTCACATATAAAGAGAGAAATCAGAAATGATCAGATACAGGGTGGCATGGTTGGTCAATACAATCCATCCATCACTCAGAGACTAAACAACCTAACTGAGAAATCAGACATCACTACCAATGGTAAGGACATCTCTGAGATTAAGGTGAACATCATTACTAGTGCAAAGGATTGAAATGATGTGTCAAGCTGTGGAGGCTTACATCTATTCTAAGAAAGGAGTACCTGTAAAGATAAACAGGATAGCCATTATCAGTAATGCTAGGCAGATGGAGATGCTAGCCTATGCTTATGCTTATGCCAATGGAGATAGATAGTACCGTTATATTCCAAAAGAACTATGCAGCTCTCACAGATCCTGCACTAAGATTCATTATCAATGAGGGAGGGAGTAGGTCATCTAAGACCTATTCTCTTTGTCAGATGCTAATAGTCTACTGCTATCAGAATAAGAACAAGGTAGTGTCTATCATCAGAAAGACATTCCCTGCACTTAGAGCTACAGTGATGAGGGACTTTCTAGAGATCATGAAGAGCATGGACATCTATGAGGTTAGCAATCATAACAAGTCAGAGCATATCTACTCATTCCCTAATGGATCTATAGTGGAGTTCTTTAGTGTAGATGATGAGCAGAAGATAAGAGGTAGGAAGAGAGATGTGGCATGGTGCAATGAGGCCAATGAGTTATTCTATGATGACTTTACTCAGCTGAACATGAGAACAGAGGACAAGCTGATCTTTGATTACAATCCCTCTGAGTCATCATCCTGGCTCTATGACCTACCAACTGAGGAGAGCATACTGATCAAGTCTACCTACAGGGACAATCCATTCCTACCTGATAGCATTAAAAAGCAGATTGAGGACTTGAAGAGAACTGATGAGGCAATGTATCAGATATATGCATTAGGTGAGAAAGCTATCAGTAAGAGTAACATCTATTCTAATTGGACATTTATAGCTCATAGACCAACTAAGTTCGTTAAGTATGTCTATGGCTTAGACTTTGGATACAATCACCCTACAGCTCTAGTGAGAGTTTACTACTGTGAC